CTAGTTGAGATGGACGAGAAGACGAAAGACGAGCAATGGACAGCGTTGAAGGAGTCGAAGCTCCCGCTATCGGTCGTCATAGATTCCGGCGGCAAGAGTCTGCACGGCTGGGTGCGCGTTGAAGCGGCCAATAGAGAGGAGTGGAACGAGCGCCGCGATGTTGTCTATCGCTACCTCGAAAGCATCGGCATCGATCCGAAGAATAAGAACGCGAGCCGGTTCAGTCGGTTAGCCGGTGTAATGCGCGATGGCAAGGAGCAGAAGCTCTTAGCCGTCAATGTGGGCGCAGTGAACTGGGAAGCGTTCAAGGACGACATGGACGCGCAGGACATGCCGATGGAGTTCTCGATAGACAGCATCATCGAGTACGACCCGCAGAATGATCCTGACAATTTGATCGGTGACAGATGGGTTCGACGCGGATCTTCGCTTCTCTTTGTAGGGCAAAGTGGATGCGGCAAAAGCTCAATGGCCGCGTATCAGGGTCTGAAATGGGCATCCGGCGAAGCTTGGTTTGGCGTAAAGCCCGTCCGGGCGCTAAAAGTAGCTTACATTCAGGCGGAAAACGATATCGCCGATCAGCATGATGCGCTGAAAGGCGCTGCACAGATGACCTTCGGCAAGGAGAACTGGGAGCGAGGTCTTCGGAGCGCGAACATGTTATTCTTCCGCGAGACGGTTAGGACTGGCTCCGACTTCGCGACGATGCTCCGCCGCCTCGTTCGCAAGACTAAGGTCGATGTGGTTTATATCGATCCTCTGCTCTCCTACATGGGCGGCAATCCATCGGATATCGAGGTCTGCGCGAACTTTACGCGACACTTGCTCCAGCCGATTATGATGGAGACAGGCGTAGTCCTGATTCTTGTTCATCACTTCCCCAAGCCCAAAGGTCGAGACGACAAACCGGAGAGCGTGGCAGAGATGGCCTACTCAGGATTCGGATCGTCGGACCTAACGAACTGGGCCAGAGAGGTGATTGTGATGAAGGAAGTTGGTTTCAATCAACCTCGACAATTTATGCTCGGCATGGCGAAGCGAGCGGATCGTTCCGGCATGACGGACAAGGACGGAAAAGTCACCGGATCGATTATGATCCAGCGTGGCACGGGCGGCGACATCTCATGGAACTACGCAGACCCACAGAAGTTCGTCGTCGATAAGGAGTCGGCCAAGAAACCGTACGTCAAAGGACGCTATCCTAAGCGTAGCTAGACTGGTTCTCAGCACGGCGACGACCTTTCGCGGCGAGCGATTGGAACTTCGCCTTGCCGAGCTTCTTACGACCAATGTAGGCCGCAAGAGCCGCAGGATCTTTGACTCCCTTCTTCTCAAGAGAGCCGATAAGCTTCTCGTAACGTCCGCCACCGCCAAGTTTCATCTTGTCCATAAAATCAGATAGGGTTTGAGGTTAAAACCGACAAAACAATCGCCAGACCCCACGCGGCACACGACCAAAATTTAGGCGTCGTCTTGTCCTTCGCCTCCGCACAGTTCATCCGTGCGCGGAAATTCTTTCGACGCTTAGGATTCGACTTCTTGATCGTCATATTAGGATCGCCGAAGCGAACCTTGATGACATTGTCGTTGTCGTTCTTAACGTACACCGCGCTCTTCTTCCGCTCACCCGACGTGTAGAAGGGATTTTCCAGCGTCACCTTCTTGCCCTGATAGGTGTTACCTTTTTTGGAGAGGGAGGTTTTCATTCGCCAGACATGACGGTTTTGACTGTTAGATTCCGAATGATCATCGGAATGTCGTTGTCGAGCATTCTGGTTTCAGCGTTGGTGAGCTGATCAAACGGCTTAATGACTGCGGCCCGATAATTTGGATTATCCAGAAGATATCCAGCAAGTTTGGACTGAAGCTTTTCTGTGAATCGATAAGCGTTTTGCCCTCCTGCAATTCCAAAAAACGGACCAGCAGCGGATGTTCCTTTTGCAAATGCGGTTGTTCCTGCAATCCCCGGAATCAGCTTAGAAATAAGCGACGTCTTGTTCTTCTCAGCAATCTCAAGCGCCTTTGAGATTTCGTCGATCTTGGTTTTTCCAGAAGGACCAAAAACACCGTCCAAAGCGTTCTGCCACGATCCAGCAGAATTAATGAACGACTTTGACGTGATTGGACCTTTCTTGCTGGCTTCGCTAACAATCTGAGCCAGCAGCGCATTCTGAGTATCAGCCAAAGTCTCGGCACTCAGCGCACTTCTTACCTTCGTTACGTTTTCTTTTGAGTTGTTCAGAAACTCAAGAACGACAGTGGGAGTTGCAATGACACTTTCTCCTTTTCCGTAAGCAGCCTTTCGAAAGTCTTCAGCAAAACCTTTAGACGATGCTTCCAACGCAGCCCTTGCCTGCTTGATTCCATCTTGAGTTATGCCGGGAAAAAACTCATCAAGAACTTCTTTTTGAACCCCTTTTGTTGCCTTATAGAGTACGTTTTCAAGATTTTCTAAATACTTGGTCTGACCTCCAACATTTAAGTCGTTGTAAATTCTATATCCAATAGTTGATTTAACAGCATCATAATCTTCAGCTAGAATTTTCTTTAACTGCTGAAGCTTTGCAGGACCATCAGAACCTCCAAGTGATGTTATGATGGAAGACCAAGTTCCCCCTTGTTCTCCAGTATCCCTTAAAATTCCTTTCGAAAAAGTGGTATTGTAGTCCTCCATAAACCCCTTAAACCGATCCTTTAAATCTTTGAAGTCTTTTGGCAATGTATCTTTGGGATACTTTTTTTCAAACTGATCAAACGCAGTTTCGAATTTTTCTTTAGCGGTTTGATATGCAGCAAATTGATCGCCGGTTCCGGGTTTAACAGGTTCTCCCCACTTGATTGCTTTTGCTGCGTCTTGCTGTTCTTTCCAAAGATCGTTCAAGCTTTTTCCTGTTACAGGGTCTTGAGGGCCATAAAGATCCTGACCTTTGGCTGGAGCCTTATCGTAATCCTTTGCTTGAAATCTAGGATCAGCGCGAAATTTATCGAAATCTTCTGCAAAAACTTTGTGTTTTCTATCATAAACACCTTGCGCTACGTTTTTAACTGCACCGGCAGCATCTCCAACCGTTAGCGTTTCCATCTTGTCATAGTCATTGGCCAACTTGCTGAAAGCAGTTGCGGTGTCTTCGTCAAGTTTGCCGAACACTTTTTCAACATCAGCTATAGCAGCATCGGCAAACTCTTGACCAGACTTGGTTGAGTTTTGCTTGAAAGACTCGGCAAGAACGTCTTTCACTTGATTTTCGTCAGCGCGATAAGTCCTAGCAAGTTTTCCGGCCAATTCACCTTCTTTCTCAGTGATGTTTTTCTGGAATTGATCGTAAAAAGGGCGGTTCAGCTCTCCAATAAAACTTCCTTCCGCGCCTTTATATTTTCGATATCCAGCACCGAGCAAGTTGCCACCTAAACTTCCAACGGTTTCACCTACTGCGTAATCTTTTGCGGATTCAAGAATTTTTCCAAGGCTAAAACGATCTTCTGAAATCGACTGTCTTGTTACCTCTCCAGCAACTCCACGCATCGCACCTTGAATCGGAACTTTTGCAGCAGCACTAAAAAGTGTTTGTCCAGTTTCAAAAAGACCTCTTCTAATCGGACCCGGAAGAATTTTTGCAGCTCCACCACCTAAAGATGTAACCGCTTCTTTTGCGGCTTCAGAGGCAATCTTTCTAGGGTCAGTTTCACCCATCATCAATTGGTACGCAGTTTCACCAATTGCCTGACCAATTGGAAGCGGAACTCCAGCAGCTTGAAGGGCTGGTCCGGCTGCGTAGCGAGGAAGTTTCGCAAGCGTCTCTGTTGCTCTTTGCTTTTCTTGCTCAGAAAGCGCAACGCTTGGAGGAGCCGTCATCACGCCGGGACGCTGGAAATACGGCGTCACATACTGACCAGACTCACCTTGAACAGCCTTCTGCTCTCCTATCTTACCGGCGTCATCTACAGCCGTCTGAAGCTGCTGAGTTGAACCAGCTTGAAACATGCTCGCGTAAGGGTCAGGCCCAGCCCTCTGCGGAGCCTGATACTGCGAGGACATCGCCGAAACGGCGTCTGGAGCCTGTGTTGTGGGGATGTTTTTAAAAATCTCCTCAAGCTCCTGCTCACTAGGCGGAGAATCTCCAGTCAGATCAACTGTCCTTCCAGAAGAAGGATCTGTAATGCTGTAGGTTGGCATTTGATTATTTGCGAAGAGTTACACCAAACCGTCCAATTTTTAACGGCTGTTCAGTGGATAAAGCTGGATTCACTTGCGGAGCGTTTTGCCTGATGTTTTTAAAAACATCCTGAGCAGACACTGGCTGTTCAGCCGGTGGTGCTGTTTGACCATCTTGTTTCTGAACTGAAACAAAAATCTCAGGAGCGTGAGTCCTCTTTATATCAATTGGAATGTCAGCGTTGAACTTGTAGTTTGAAATAGTTCTCTTCAAACCTCTCTTCAAATTGTCGTTAAATCCTCCAACCAAAACGACGTAATCGTTTCCTCTGGCAGTTCCAACAATGTCGTCCATGTTCTTTTGCTCGTTTGGCTGAAGAGTTTGACCGAAAACACCTCGACGATAATCCTGAACAACCTGTGCAATTTGTTGCTGAATTGTTCTGGCTGTTTGTTTTTCTGCCGAAGTCAGCCCTTTGAACTTTCCTTCAGCTCTAAAAAGCGGCTCATCAACAGGCCCGACGTATTCATTAAAAGCGTTTGCCCCGTACTTTGCGTTGAATGCATTTATTTTTTGAAATGCATTGTCTAAGTTATAAGTTGCACTGTCTGCTGCTGTGACTGAATCAATAATTTTTGTTGGAGTCTTGAGGTTTGATCGAATTGCTCTACTAGCAGTAGCAACATCAACTTTGTTGTTCGGATCAAGAATTCCCTCATCAACTAGATCTTGGATGTTCTTTTGAGTTCGTTGTTCTACAACTCCGCCTTCAGTTCTAGCAGTAGGAAGAAGATTGCTGTATTCCTCTGGTGTAATCGCTCCAGAATCAAGCTTAGATTTTAATCCCTCTCTTGTGTTTCTTTGCCCAGTAAGTGCGGTTGTTGAAAGTTCTTTTAATCTAGCTTGTTTTTCCCTAAGTGGTGCAGCGGCGTCAAAAATAGCCTTTCTGAACTCAGGATTTATTTGCTGTGTTTTTGGATCAAGCCCACCGTTGTACAGAAGAGAAATATCACTTTTTCCGTTTTCATTAAGAAACTTAACCTCGTCATTCAAAGCAGTCATTTGGGAGGAATTTGCTTTTTCGATCAGAAACCTATTCTGCGCCATCGGCAATGACTGAATAACTGGCCCACTCATGTCGCCGAGCATCTTTAGTCCAGTTGCACTTTGAAGATCGGACGGAGGAGCAGGAAACGCAGCGGTCGGATCGCCTTTGGCATTCCATTGAACGTATGCAGACTGCCAAGCTTGAATCTTTGGAAGATCAAAAGAAAACTTCTTCTGCTCGGCTAATCCTGTTGCAAGCTGATTAGACGCAACTTGATTCTGAATGTCGTAATGTTCCTTACGCATTTGTTGGTCGGCCAACTGCATGTTGACCTGATCAATCATCCGCTTCTGCGTCTGTGCGCGGTCGTAGAGGCTTGCGCCTAGCTGAATGGCCTGAAGCTGATTCTCAAGACCAACATTTCGATTAGGTTGTAGATCCATAATGTTTCTATTTATATGCCATTATATCCACCGTATGGATTTTGGCCGTATGGATTGTAACCCGAACTACGTCCTTGAGGATAGTAGCCACCACCTCCTCCTCCAACTCCATACCCGCCACCGCCCATGTTTATGGTAAATCCACCGCCGCCGCCACCCCCTTGTCCACCTCCACCGCCGCCACCGCCCATCATGCCGCCCATTCCACTGCCAAACGCCATTCCGCCAATATTCGACAACGAACCGCCGATAGCGGCCATCATAGGATCAGGTTGAGCAGCAACTTGAGCAGCAGCCATGTCTCGATTGTACTGGGACTGATTCTCTTGCAGCGAAAGATTTATCCGCTGAGTCGGCGTGATGAACATGCTGCTCACGGAGAACGGTTGCGCCATTCCAAACGTGCGCTGCTGCTGGATGAAGTTCTGCGCTTGAGCAAGACCCTGATTCTGCCTTGCCTCTGATGCTCTAGCGTAGTTTTGAACAGCTCCAAAAAGCCCCGCTCCAGAACCTCCTCCGTATCCGCGAGATAAAGCTTGAGCAGCCGAGTACCGTTGAATATTGCGATTAGCTTCAGGAGAAAGTTCACCTTTTAAAGCCGATCCAATATTGCTG